CTCCTAATTATATTCTACTATAAATATAGTTCTTTTTTATTTTTAATTAATTATGCCGAGAATGATGCCCCTGTCGGTAAGATGTTGAAGTCTAACACGATGAATTCAGCAGTTTTTGTTGGTTGTAAGAAAATCTGTCCAGCCAATATATTTCTGTCAATTACATCTGGTGTGTTATTACTCTCATCCATCACCACTCTAAATGCATACAATCCTTGTCTTTGTTGTATTCCTTCTAAATAAGGATTCACAGTATTTAAGAATCTACCTCTCGTTTGAGAAGTGTTTTGTTCGAATACTAAGTATCTTGAAGTTGAAGCAATATACTTCTTAACTTTAATCATTAATCTTCTTACGTTGATTCTATCAAGTGCAGATGCCTTATCTTGTAAAGTTTTTTGTCCGAATGCTACGATACCTTCTCCTGGGAACTGAGCAATTGGATTAACTTTTCCTTCATATAGTGTATCTCTCTCTGAATGTGTTAATCTGTTTAATACAGATACCGCACCTACGATACCACCTCTATTTAAACCAGCTGGTGCAAACCACTCAGCAGCAACCGCATCGTTGGCCGCATATATACCTGGCATCAATACTGATGGTGGTATAGTTGTTAGTTTATTAGTTCTTGAATCTATTGTCTTAACCCATGGGTAGTAAGAACCTACATAGTTAGAATCTATACTACTTGCTTGTGATGTAGCATCTGATATAGTATCTCCTCCATCAGTAATATCACCGATAAAGAATGCATCTTCTCTAGCTTCTACCATATCAACTACTTTATCAAATACATAAGAGTGTAATCTTCTTACAACACCAGGTGTAGATACTAAGTTGATATCGAAATCATCTGGATTAGATACTGAATTGATTGCCTTCACATAAGAAACTGAACCACTTGCAGTTGAAGTAGATAAGTTAAATCCTTGTGAGTTTCCAGCACCCCAATCAGAATCACCATATTTAGCTTCTTTGATTGTTGGGTTACTACCATCGAATCCATTTTGGAATCCTACGATAAATTGTCTTTTATTAATAGTTGTTGCAGTATCTGATGTTGATAATGTATATGCAAAGTTTTTAGTTGCAACAACACCATCTACGATTGCAGTAAATGCTGCATCGAATGAGAAAGCAGTATTACCACCACTAGTTGCCGAAGCAGGTATTGGAGATAAGTAACTGTTGTTATCAATTTTTACTACTGCAGTTTCTAAATCAATACCACTATATTGTATATTCTTAGAACCATTGTTATCTCCCGAACCAGTTGAAAATATAACTGATGGTATCATAGCTTCTGTTCCATTAGAACCAACATAAATTGGATTAACGTATGCTGCATGTCCAAATGGTGCAGCAACTATTGGGAATGAACCTTCATCAGAACATTCTACTCTAATAAATTTAGAGTTATTTTGATAATCACCACTCATGTTCATTTTACCAACTGAATCGATAGAAACGTTCATATCACCAATTCTTTTCTTAATATAGTTTGGTGATGCAGGGTCTAGGTTTACATTATTCCATGTTTCAAGAATAATTGGTCTTTTATGTGTATCAGAGTATCCTCTTACTACAACTGAGAATGTTGAATAATCAGTAGAGTTAGTAGAACCAGCTGCTTTTACATTAAAGAAACCTATTTTGTATTCTTTGTTGTAATTAGTACCATCACCTAAAGTATGGAACTTAATTAAATTATGTCTTTCACCAGAAATCAACTGTGATTGTATCCATGGAGTTGAGGCATGTTGAATATCTTGTGTGAAATCTTGTGTTGCCAATTCTATTGATTTTACTTGAGAACCACTTTGTGATAAATACGATGTATGGTCAACAGCCGCTTTTTCAAAGTACTTGTGAGCATATGCTTTTTTAGAACCTCTAGCAGATTCTCCAAATACATCAGATATATCGTTTCCTGCACTTGGTAGTACAGATGAGGATACTGATGTTCCTATGTCTGAACCACTAATAAGGAAAGCTGATGCTGATGGTTGTGAATCAATGATATTGGAAGCTGTTGCAAATCCAACAGTTTGAGAACCTTGATGTGTTGCGTTTAAAACACCGATTAATCTTCTTCCACCTTGTGCGGTAGAACCACTTACTTCAATTCCTAAAGGTTTAACTTGTGAATAACCACCTTGATGACCAACACGAACAATAGTTACTGTTCCTGCTTCTCTTAGGTAGTTTTGTACGGTATATCCTGTATAGTAATCTCCATTAGGTACACCAAATATTTCTTCGAATTCTGATTGTGTATTAACAACGGTTGGTACGAAAGCAGGTCCTTTATGGAAAGGTCCAATTATTGCTGCTCCAATTTCACCAATCCCTTGTGATAAGAAAGAAAGGTCATTTTCTCTCGTAAATACACCAGGTGATACAATTTTTTCTGCCATTTTATTTACTCCTTGTTATGTTTTTTGTATATGAATACTCTTATATAAGTATTAATAACTTTATTGAAAATATATTTTTTACTTAGTTTCTTTATTTTCAGAAACCGGTACGAATGTGTTTGATGATGGGTCATAGTTACCATCTCCATACTTTCCATTCAATTCTGAGAACATATCTTTCTCATTTTGTACTAAAGCTGAATGTTTATTTAACAATTCATTTTCTAAATTTTCAATTTCTTCTACTCTTCTTCGTTTTTCAACTTGTAATTGTCCTAATTGAACAAATAGATTAGAAACATCTTGTCTTAATGAATTGATTTTTCCAACTTCTTCTTCTGTAAACTTAATTTCTTTTGCCATTTTTAAAATATTTTGTTAACTTTTACTTTGTATATATAAATATATAGTTTTTTTCAAAACGATAAAAATTATCTACTAATAGTCAAGGTACCTGAGTAGTTTCCATTCAATCCATGGTCAATTGACCTTACTCTGGCATAGAATGTTCCACTTCCTAAAGCAGTTACAACATTTAATGTAGTTGAAGTATATTCATCTTCATCAATTATAGGTGATGAGAAATCTGAATTATTATCAACTTGTAATCTATATCCTGTTATACCACTTACAGCATCCCATGTAATATTATGGTTTTGACCATTAACTTCAGTATAAGCTAAATTAGCTGGGGCTGATGGGGCTGATAAATCACTATGTGAGTTTCCTCCTTTATTGTGTGTTACATAGTCATTTATTAAATAGGTATCATGAGATTCTACATCAATAGTAACAATCTCAACAGTATCTTCGATAACTTCAATTGATGATATATTAGTTTCAACTAATTCTCCATCGATTCTTTTTACTAATTTATCGTTTTCAGTAATATCTTTTATTTGTTTAAATTTGAACAACCCATCATAATTATCTTTAACTAACATTGGGTGTTCCGATGTTGCCTTTATATCACCATCATTTATATTGTAGTATTTTTCTGCAAATGAGAATATAACATTTGTAACTTCAACTTCTTCTTCAACTTCTCCCTTTTCTTCACTTGACCAATTAAAAAAGTTACCCTCATCTTCACTTAAATCATTAAATGAATATCCTTGAAGTTTTAATCCTTCACTAACATCTCCTGCTTCTATCTTTGAACCATCAATTAAAGTAACTGGTGTATCAACTAAAATACAAAGTGCAGTAGAGTTACCATCATATGTATCTACTGAATAAACAGTTTTATCTACAGCTGTATTATATCGTGTAGCGTGGTGATTGAATCCATCTGCAAATGTTGCTGATAATGTATGTGAATGATTACTCATTAATGATGTTTGTCCTGAACTATATTGTGGATTCATAGTACCAACTGTTATAACTGCAGTTGCATCTTGATTAGCACCTACTGATAAAAATCCTTCATCATCACCATCTGAATCAAATGCTGGTGTAACTCCCCAAGTGAAGTTTTGATATCTATTTCCGATATAAGAATCGAAATTAGCTCCTCTTTCAACAAATCCTAGTTCATAAGTTTCATTAGTACCTTCTACGGCGTATTGATATCCTCCTAAAGATGCACTTACTGCATCTATACCAAATGAAGATAATGTAATATTATCACCAGCTGATGGTGAACCTTTTATACTACCTAATGATACATTTGAATTTTGTACATCACCTGTAGCTCCCGCCAAATTATTTAAACTGAGTGTTTCTCCTGCTGAAATTGCCATATATACTTTTCCCTATATATTATAAATATCGAGTAATTTGTTTATCCACTCTTCTTTATTAGTATAATTATTAATCATAAATTGTTTTAATGATTTAAACCATTTATTTTTTTCAGAGTATGGGGTTTCGATTAACCTCTTATAAATATCATTAAATTCTTTTTTAGATGAAGCTCTATAAGGATAATTTAAATCCTTACACCAACTTCCATGTAAAATAGGTAACTTACCTCTATCTATTGCCTCGAATATAGAATATCCAAATGGTTCACTCGTAAAAGAAGAATGAGATATTCCCCAATCCATATTGTAAAAAGTATCTTTAAATTTAGAATTGTAATGATATATTTTTGATTTTGAGTAATCATATTTACCAAACCCCTTCCATATTGTTTTAAAATGAAATGAATTTGTAAATATAAAAGATTTTAATCCATCTAAGTAATGTGGATTCTTTCTTCCCTCACACCTTGAAGCAAATCCTATATTATTAGAATCACTTAAATCTAAATTATTTTTAAATTCATAAAAGTTTGGTATATTTACATTTTTTGTTAAAATATCATAAACACCAACCCATATATTATATTTTGAACTCTTATTAACTTTTTGTTCCCATTGTGAATTTATAAATGGATGCCATCCAAAATAAGCATCAGTACCAACTTGGGATTTAATAATATGGTCTACTGAATTATGTAAAACATTTGAATGTATTTTATCTAAGTTTTCTTCTATTACTTTCATTGGGGTATAATGACCATGTAATATATTTATTCTTCTTGCTCCTTTACATAGTTCCTCAAACTTTTCTATATCATCTCCATGCCAATAAGCTTCGATAGGAAATTCATAATCTTCATGTCCTGTTGGTTTATTTCTATGTAAAAGAAGAATTGGTTTTACATTTAATTTAGGTACAACTAACTCCATCCATAGATTTACCCAAGTATCAGTTCCAGCATTTACCCAAGGACCACCACCGGTTGTATAATATACATCATACATATTTTATTTTTTTACGATTATAATTCCAGCAAAATTATGATTAAAAACAACTGTTACTCTATTTACAGAGTTTGTTGTTATTGATTGAGGAAATTCTTGTTGTGAAGTTGAAGTATTCCAACATTGTACTATTGGATACTGTTCACCCAAGTTGTGGTCTACTGCATATGAAGATGCTCCACTAACTGTTTCTTTGTGAGTTGTTAAATTTGTTATTTGTGCTGAACCACTTATAAGACCTGTACCATTAAATGATGAACCACTAATATTACCTACTGCTTGAATATTGTTATTAAATATTGCAGTACCAGCTTCAGACATATCCAAAGTTAATGCATTTATGGTTGAACCACCATCTTGTCCTCTAAATACAATATCTTTATTGTTGGTTTCGGATTTTATAATAAAATCAGAACTATCTCTTTTAAATCTACCGAAAGAAGTTCCACCATCTTTTAATATGATATCTGTACCATCTGCATCGAAAATGATATCACCACCTGCATCAATTGTGAAATCACTACTTTCTGTAATTGTAGAACCACTATGAACTCCATCTGCATTTAATTTAGTTTTAACAAGTGCATCTGTATATCCAACTTTACTTGTATTAGCAGTTATTGCATTTGCTTGTGAAGTTGTAATAGTTGTTGGAGTATTTGTATGATTATTATAATTTAAGTAATATGCTGCATTTTGACCATCTAGTAAGTTTGAATCATCAGCTGCAACTCCTTGTACAATATGACCTCCTTTTGCAACTACTACTCTACCACTTTCAGCTGATGCAAATGTTACTGTTACTGTATTTACATTTGTTGTTACAATTGAATTTGGGATGAAGTAAGAATCATCATCACCATATACTGTTACAATTACATTTTTAGTATTAAAGTTGTGTGTTACTACTTTAGAAGTTGCATTTGTGAAAGTATCGGATACTGTTGCAACTTCTGCAATAGATGAAGAAACATTAGTTAATCCACTACCATCACCTACAAATGAACCACTAAATGAACCACTTACGGTCATTCCACTTAATATACTACCACTTAATACTGCTTCAGTATTTAATTTAGATTTTACTCTTGCATCTGTATAATAAAGGTTTGTATTCTCTGATAATTGTGAAGTATTAAATCCACTAAGTGATATTTGTGAAGAACCACTAACAGTTCCACTTGGTAAGTTTGTTACTATATTAGATGTAGTAATTACTTCTGATTCAGAACCTAATTTTCCTACTTTCCAATAATCATTTGTTGAATCCCATAATAAAGAACCACTTACAGTTGAAGAACCAGTTGCATCTTTTATTAAGATACCTCCTGTTGTTTGAGAACCACCATAGTTAAGTTCTAAAATGTTATCTCCTATGTTAACAGTAGTTGAATCAATTGTAGTTGTAGTTCCCTCTACTGAAAGGTTTCCTACTATCGTTATGTTGTTTGAAAATGTTTTGTTACCTGCAATGGTTTCATTACCTGTGAGGTTAACATATCTTGAATCTAGTGAGGTTGTGTAAAAGTGGTAAGTATCTTCTGTGGCTATTTCTTTAATGGAAGGAGTTCCATTATCTTTTTCAAAGTAAATCTTTCCATCGTATGTGTTTATTGCCAACTCACCTAACTCTAAATTAGATGTAGTAGGTTTTCTTCCTTCAACCGATGTTCTTTTTAGCTTAACTAATTGTGCCATATATATGACTTACCTTTTTTATATAATTATCTACCCTAAATAATATACTATCTTTATATAAAGATATATATATACTATTTAATTTTTTAAAAATTTGAATCGTTAAATGAACTCTCTTATTTAAGAAAGTTTACTTTTCAATTCGTCAATCTGTTTTTGTTGGTCTTTAACTGCTTCGATAAGTAATCCAGTAAGTTTTGCATAATCCACACCCTTGAATCCATTATCTCTATCAGTTACCAACTGTGGTAAAACCTTCTCAACATCTTGTGCAATTACACCAACATTTGGTAATGATTGTTGTACTTCATCTGCATTATCATTCCAATCCCAAGTAACACCTTTAAGTGATTGTACTTTTTCGATTGGGTTTTCGATATTTTGAATGTTATCTTTTAATCTTTCATCAGAAGAAGCATATGCCACAACATCTCCACCTACTTGTAATGCTTTTGCAATACCCACACCACCATCTACGATTAGTGCTCCACTCGTTTTACTTGATGCCTCTGTTGTTTTATTTATATTAACTGCTTCATTGAATGATTTAGCACCTGTAAATGTTTGTGTTCCACTTAAGTGTGCAGTATCTGAATCTAAATTAGCTGATGGTAACACACCTGTTACATCATTTGCTAAATCAATTTGATTTCTTGTAATTACTTGTCCACTTATTGTTATATAATCAGGTGTACCAGTTAAACTTACATTAGTTGAGTTATCAGTTCCTGCTGCATCTACACCTAGATTACCTCTTGCAGTTGAAGCATCTGCTAAATCAGATAAGTTACTTGATTTAGCTAATTTAGTACCAACAGTTGTAGTTAATGCAGTTAATGCATCTTCATCATCTGATAAAGAAGCTGATAGTTCACCTAAAGTATCTAGTGTTGAACCAGCCGTACCAATTAACTCTGTAAGTTCTGCTTGTACATAAGCAGTTGTTGCAATTTTTGTTGAATCATCATTTGCAGAAGGTGTTGGTGCTGCAGTTGTTCCAGTAAATGTAGGTGATGCGAACATCGTACTTTTACTTTCGTTTGTTACATTTCCTAATCCTAAATCAGTAGGTGTAAGGTCTCTTGTACTAACTGTTCCATTTGCATCTGTAACGTGTCCTTCTCCATTAGTTGTAATGTTAATATCTAAATCAGATATTACAGTAGCCCCACTTAATGCTGTTGTATCAATACTAAAGTCATCACCATCAAAAGTTGGGTGAGAATAAACTGTATTTGTATCAGTTGCAGTTATTGTTATATTATCTGCATCTGTATGAGTTAGAGTAATATTAGAACCTGCAACAAATTTTATATCATCTGTTCCACTTCCAGCTCCACCAGTTGTATTTCTTAAAATAATATCATTACTACTATCTACAAAAGATAATGTTGTAGTATTTTGAGTATTATCGTTAGCTGTCATATCAGTAACAACTAAATCAATAGTTCCATCACCATCTTGGTAAGTAGCTGCAATTCTTGTTTCAGTATTACCACTAAACATTCCACCTACGATATCTTGAACTTGTTCTGTTGATAATTGTGTATTATCATTTGGAGTAGTTACAGAACCACCTAATGAAATAGCCGAACCATTAATTGTTATACTTGAGTTTGATAATTTAGCATTTGCGATTGAACCAGCAAGTTGTGAACTAGTTACACCACTAATTTGTGATGAACCAGATACTACACCACTTGGTAGTGATGATAATACGTTTGCTGCATCTGTTACATCAGCATTTTCTTCAATATTATCTAATTTAGATTTTAAAGTATTTGTAAAATCATTTGCTGTTTGAGATGCAACTACGAAATCAATATCATTAGTACCATCTTGATAAGTTACTGTTATACCTGTTTCAGTACCACCTAACATTCCACCTACTATATCTTGAACTTGTTCTGTTGATAATTGAGTGTTATCGTTTGGAGTTGTTACTGAACCTCCTAATGAGATAGCCGAACCATTTATAGTAATTGATGAATTTGCTAAATCATCATTTTGTATTGTTCCTAATGTTATTGCCTGTCCACTAATTCCTAAATAATCATGTGAGGTTGTTACAAGTGTTACATCTGTTGAATTATCTGTTCCTGCTGCATCTACACCAAGTGCTGTTCTTGCTGCACCTGCTGAAGTTGCTCCTGTACCACCACTTCCGATTGGTACTGTTCCACCAGTTATTTCTTGTCCACTTAATGATAAGTAATTTGTATTTCCTAAAGTTACATCTGTTGAGTTATCAGTTCCAGCTGCATCTACACCTAAGTTAGTTCTTGCAGTTCCAGCATTTGCTAAATCAGATAAGTTTGAAGATTTAGCCAATTTAGTACCAACAGTTGTAGTTAATGCAGTTAATGCATCTTCATCATCCGATAAAGAAGCAGAAAGTTCTCCAAGTGTATCTAATGTTGAACCAGCAGTACCTACTAATTCTGTAAGTTCCCCTTGTACATAAGCAGTTGTTGCTATTTTTGTTGAACTATCGTTTGCCGAAGGTGTTGGTGCCGCGGTTGTTCCAGTAAATGTAGGAGAAGTAAACATTGTTGATTTACTCTCATTTGTTACATTACCCAAACCAACATCACCTTTAGTAGTTGCCTGTGCTCTTAAGTTTGCATATGTTCCACTTTGTGAGAAAGCAGCAACATCAGAAATATCTGATGAAGATATGGATAAGAATGATTTTACATCTGAAGCCGAACCACTAACAACATCTTCTGCAGTTAATTTTGTTTTTACAAGTGTATCTGTATATCCAACTTTACTTGTGTTAGTACTAATTGCTGATGCCTGAGCCCCACTAATAGTTGTAGTATCACCTGCAAGTGCAGTTGTTGAACTTGTACCTAGTTGTAGAGTTGTTACCGAACCACCTAGTGAAACAGCCGAACCATCTATTGTTATACTTGAATTTGATAATTTACTATTTGCTATTGAACCAGCTAATTGAGTATTTGTAATCGTACCACTTAAATTACTTGTTAAATATCCTGTTGAATCTGATAAATCAAATGCTGGTGTTGCATCTGAACCACCTAGTGATACCGAAACTCCACCGAATGATACCGATGAGTTTGATAATTTAGAATTCGCTATTGAACCAGCAAGTTGTGAATTAGTTATTCCACTAATTTGTGATGAACCACTTACTACACCATCAGCTACTGTAAATGTTATTGTTTCATCTGAACTTTGGTTAAGTGTTATTGCACCACCTCCATCTAATCCATTTCCTGCAGTAAATGTGATTGTATTATTATTAACATCACTTGCTAATGCATTTACCTGGTCTGAACCAGATACTACACCACTTGGAAGAATTGCAGTTACATTACCTGCAGTTACAGTACCTATTGTTACTATTGAATTATCACCAGCATATGTTCCACCAGCAACAGTTGCCAATGTTGAATTAAATGCTTGTACATCTGAGCCGATTGCAACTCCTAAGTTTGTTCTTGCAGTTGATGCATTTGCTAAATCAGATAAATTACTTGATTTTGCTAATTTTGTTCCTACTGTTGTTACTAAACTTGCAAGTGAACCAGAATCTTCAGATAATGAAGCAGAAAGTTCTCCTAGTGTATCTAGTGTTGAACCAGCAGTACCTACTAAATCAGTAAGTTCTTGTTGTACATAAGCAGTTGTTGCAATTCTAGTAGAATTATTATTTACTCCTTGTGTTGGTGCAGTTGGATTACCAGTAAGTGCTGGTGAACTGAACATTGTTGTTTTTGATTCATTTGTTACATTACCTAAACCAACATCTCCTGCCGTAGTTCCTTGTGCTCTTAAGTTTGCATAAGTTCCACTTTGTGAGAACGCTGCAACATCAGTAATATCAGCAGATGTAATTGAACCACTTAATACTTCTTCTGCATCTAATTTTGTTTTTACTCGTGTATCAGTATAGTATAAGTTTGTATTTTCAGATAATTGTGAAGTATTAAATCCACTTAAAGATATTTGTTCTGAACCTGATACTATTCCACTACCATTTGTTATTGTTGCTAATGCAAGTGAACCACCTAATGAAACTGCGTTACCTGCAATACTAATTGATGAATTAGAAAGTTTTGAATTTCCAATTGAACCAGCTAATTTACTTGCTGCAATTGAACCTGCTAATTGTGTGTTTGTAATCGTACCACTTAAATTACTTGTTAAATATCCAGTTGCATCTGCCAAATCAAATGCTGGTGTTGAATCTGAAGCTCCTAAAGCTACACTTACACCACCAAATGATACTGAACTATTACTAAGTTTAGAATTTGCAATTGAACCAGCTAATTGTGTGTTAGTTACACCACTTATTTGTGCCGAACTAGATATTACTTCTTGATTATCTAATTGTTGTTTAACATCAGCTACCCAACCAGTAGTTTGGTCTGCACTAATTTGTCCCGAACCAGATACAATACCTGTTCCGAAATAATTTATTTTTGAAGATACAATTGCTGCAGATGCATTTACATCAGCATTTACAATTGCTCCTGCCGTAATAGAAACAGTACCACCAGCAGCGATTCCTATATCACCACTAACATTCCCATATATACTATCTTCTAAATTTGAAAAAGTTACTTTTTTCTCTGTTCCATTATCACTTATAAGGAAATTATCTCCTTGTGCAACTGAAGCTCCTCCAAGTGCACTTAGTGAATCTATATTAAAAGCAGTTGCCGCAACACCTGTAAGATTAGAACCATCCCCTACGAATGAACCAGTAAATGAACCAGAAAAATCTGCAGAAGGTTTTGCTCCTGTCGGATTACCTCCTGAGTTCTGTTCAACTGTTGTAAGTCCACCTGCAGAATCTAATTCTAATACTACTCTTGTTCCATCGGTTCTTGGGAATATTAATGAACCGGTTATTTCGGGATTGTGTATTTTCATTGTATATTTTTCCTTTTCAAATTTATTTTAATTTTATTATACAGTGCCACCATCAATTGATGATATCACCACCGCATTAGCAGTTCCACTAACATCTCCACCCATTGTTATTTGAGCGGATGATGAGAAAACTCCTTCTGCATTTAATTTTGTTTTTATTTGTCCTGATAGTCCATCAATACTTGCGGCTGATATTGAACCACTTATTAAATGTCCACCTTGTGCAACAACTATATAACCACTTGTTGCTGTTGAAAATGTTACAGTTGCACTATTATTATTATCTAATTTTATAGATTCTGGTATAAGCTGAAAGTTAGTAGAGTCATATACTTGTATGATTGGACTTTCTGTAGCTAGATTATGGTCTACTGTTACAGAGGTTTGATTTGTAAAGTTAGCTTTGGTTGTAGCAACTTGTGCTACTGTTATATTTGTAAGTTGTGAACCATCACCTTGAAATGCTGAAGCAGATATTGAACCACTTGCTCTTAATGAACCGGTTAAAATTCCTTGATGGTCGAGAGTAACAAACTGTTTTATACTATCTCCAACCGCAGAACCCGATTTTCTTAGGAATACTGTTCCATCGTTTACATTTAATGCTAATTCACCAACTGCTAAATTGGATGTAGTTGGTTTACTTCCTGCTGTTAGACTTCTCTTGAGTTTTACTATCTGAGCCATTTATTTTGATTCCTTAATAATTTTTTTTAGTTCTATTACTTCTTTATTTAAATCTTTTATTCCTTCTATAAGTAATGGGATTATTTTATCGTATTTTACAGATTTAAATCCACTCTCTTTTGTATGAACCAATTCCGGTAAGATTTTTTCAATTTCTTGAGCTATTACACCATAATCCTTACCTTTATAAGTATCTTGTTTTTCTTCATTCCAATCAAAAGTATTACCAGAAATCTCATTTATTTTCTCTAATGGATTTTGAATAGGTTGGATGTTATTTTTTAATCTTTCATCTGAAGAAGCATAAGCCACAATATCATCACTTGCTTTTATAGTACCAGTTACATGAATATCATCTGAAATTTGGAATCTTGAATTTGCATGATTCCATGTAATTGATTCATTTGCTCCTGCTATTTCAATACCAGCACCATCAGCAGCTGCTGAATCAGCTGAACCACTTGCAACTGTTATTACTTTATCTTCAATTCTTAATTCTGTTACTTGTAGTTCAGTTGCTGAACCTTGTACTACTAAACTTCCATTTATTTGAACATCACCTGTAAAATCACCATCTGCAAACGTAACATTATTTGTTGTTGCAAGATTTTGGTTAATTGTATCTAGGTTTGCCTTATTAGAATGAGTGTGTGTATCTGATTCTAAAGAATCTAAACGAGAATCTAATGAAGTTGAAACGGCAGTTCCTGCAAATAAACTATTGATTTGAGATGAACCACTAACAACACTATCACCATTTATTTCTAAATAAACTGAATTTAAATTAGAAGTTAATTGAGTAGAACCACTAATTACACCACTTGGAAGAATTGCAGTTACATTACCTGCAGTTACAGTTCCTAATGTTGTAATGTTTCCTTGTGTAAAGTGTTCGTTTGAATTATATCCAGTTACCGAAGAGAGTGTAATTTGAGATGAACCACTAACTACTGTTTCTTCATTTAATTTTGCTTTTACAAGTGTATCTGTATATCCAACTTTACCTGTGTTGATTGAAATTGCAGATGCTTGACCACCTGTTATAGTTGTTGGTTGATTTTGTATTGAATTATAATCAATTTGAGCAGATGAGGAAACTACACTATCTCCTTCTACTTTTAAGAATCCTAATGAATCAATTTGTGCAGATGAAGAAACTAATCCACTTCCATTTGTAATTTGAGCAGAACCACTAAGTACTCCCTCTGTATTTAATTTTGCTTTTACAAGAGCATCTGTATATCCAACTTTACTTGAGTTAGTTCCAACATTAGTTTCTAATGTATCTAAATCAACTGCTTGTGTAATAGATATAAATGCCAATTTATTAGATTGACCAGATGAAATTGTTGTTGGTTGATTTTGTATTGAATTATAATCAATTTGAGCAGATGAGGAAACTACACTATCCCCATTAGTATTTAAGTATCTTGAATCAAATGCAGATGTTAATTGTGAAGAACCACTAATTACATTTTCTGCATTTAATTTTGTTTTTACTTTAGTATCTGAATATTGATTTATAGAAGAATAGTTTGTTGTTTGAGATACATCAACTTGTGATGAACCACTAACTACACTATCTCCATCTTTTTCTAAAAATAAGTTATAATTTTGAATTTGTGCAGAAGAAGATACAACACCATCTCCTAATGTATCTAAGAAATCTGCCGATAATTGTGCAGAAGATGAAAATACACCCTCAGCATTTAATTTAGTTTTTACACCACCAGTAAAGTGAGCCGAACCTGTACTAACAGCAATGTGAATATTACCTTGTACACCTTTTGCTCCACCAACTTCAGTACCAGTTGATAAATGAATAAGACCGGTTGTTGAATCTGAGAATACAGATGATGGGTTAACTTCTGTGATATCACCAGCACCTGCTGAAATTAATGCATCATTTACTGCTTTTGTGGTTGGTATTGAGTTAGGGTCATCTGCAATAGAAGCAGAAACATTAAAGAATGCCGAAGTTCCTAAAACTCTTTTTCCAATCTGTCCTGCAGAACCACTAAATAATGCAGTTTGTTGACCTATTGCCAGAGTACCTAAATTTGTTAAAGTTACTCCTTGGAATGTAGGTGAATCTCCTGTTTGTAATCCAGTATCTACATCAGTATTAACTCCATTGATTTGTGCTCTTACTGTACCTTGTGATGGGGAACTGAATACAGAACCACTAACCAATCCACTTGGTAAAATAGCACTTATATCTCCACTTGTTACAGTTCCTACTGTTGTAATGTTTCCTTGTGTAAAGTGTTCGTTTGAATTATATCCGGTTACTGAAGTTAATGAAACTTGTGAAGAACCACTAATTACACCTTCATCGTTTATTTTTTCTTTTACACCATTAACAAAATGAGCAGAACCTGTATCTAATGTAATACTTCTACTTACATCAATAGTACCACCACCAGTCAAACCTTTACCACTACCTAAAGTAATAGATGAGTGGTCAATATGTTCATTTGATACAAAACCAGTTGTATCATCGTGAGATATTTGAGCAGATGATGAAATTACATCATCTCCATCAGTATTTAAGTATCTTGAATCAAATGTACTTGTTAATTGACCAGAACCACTAATTACATTTTCTGCATTTAATTTTGTTTTTACTCTTGTATCTGTATAATATTTATTTGAACCTTCTGATAAATCAGATGTTGAAAATCCACTTAATGATACTTGAGCAGAACCACTAAATAAAGTTGGTTTGTTTAATACATTAGCATAATCTACTGAACTTGCTTGAATATTACCTACTACTCTTGAACCATCTAAGTTACCTGTCGTATTAGCAAGGGTAATTTGAGCAGATGAGGAAACTACATTATCTCCATCTATTTCTAAATATCTTAAATCTAAATCACCAGTTAATTGAGCTGAAGATGAAATTACTCCATCTCCATTAGTGTTTAAGTATCTTGTATCAAATGTAGATGTTAATTGTGAAGAACCACTAATTACACCTTCATCGTTTATTTTATTTTTTACTCTTACATCAGTATAGTAAAGATTACTACCTTCAGTTACTTGGTCTGTATCAATACCTGTTAGTAATCCACCCTCTCCTTTGAATCCTACTGATGAACTTACTTGAGCATCAAATACGAATTGAGATGTATTGTGGTCCCATTGTAATGATTTATTAGCACCATCAATCTCTATACCTGCACCATCAGCAGCTGCTGAATCAACAGAACCACTTGCAACTGTAATAAGTTTATCTTCAATTCTTAATTCAGTTGAAGATATTTCTGTTGCTGAACCTAAAACTGTAAAATCTCCTGTAATTGTAACATCTCCTGTAAATGAACCAGTATTAAATGTTACGTTTGATGTTGATGATAGATTCTGATTTATAGTATCTAATTGTGTTTTATTAGAATGAGTATGTATATCTGATTCTAAAGAATCTAAACGTGCATCTAAAGATGTTGAAACAGAAGTTCCTACAAATAGTGAATTTACTTGAGTTGAACCACTAACTACATTATCACCATTAATTTCTAAAAATTTGTTATATCCACTAATCTGAGCAGATGATGAAACAACGTTATCACCATTAATTTCTAAAAATACATTATCCAATTGACCCGAACCTGATATAACTCCATCGGAGTTCATTTTTGATTTTACATTTGAATCAAAATTGGTTATTGTATTAGCATTTACCTGTACAGATGAACTAAATACATTATCACCATTGGTATTTAAATACCTTGTATCAAATTCAGTTGTTAGTTGAGAAGAACCACTAAGTACTCCCTCGGTATTTAATTTATTTTTTACTCTAGTATCTGTATAATATAGATTTGTGTTTTCTGATAAATTTGCAGTTGTTGCAGTTCCTAAGAACGAACCACTATGTACATTTTCATCATTTAATTTTGTTTTTACATTTGAATCAAAGTTTGTAATTGTATTTGCATTTACTTGTGCAGATGAACTAAATACATTATCACCATTTACCTTTAAGAATCCAAGTGAATCAATTTGTGCGGATGAAGATACTACTGAATCTCCATTTATTTCTAAAAATTTGTTATATCCACTAATTTGAGCAGATGATGAAACAATGTTACTTCCATGTAAAATTTGAGATGAACCACTAATTACATTTTCTGCATTTAATTTATCTTTTACATTACTATCAAAGTTGGTTATTGTATTAGCATTTACCTGTACAGATGAACTAAATACACTATCTCCATCTTTTTCTAAGAATTTGTTATATCCACTAATTTGAGCAGATGATGAAACAACGTTATCACCATTTATTTCTAAGAATTTGTTATATCCACTAATCTGAGCAGATGAAGATACTACTGAATCTCCGTTTATTTCTAAAAATGTGTTATATCCACTAATTTGAGCCGATGAACTAACTACATTATCACCATTTATTTCTAAGAAAGAATTATATCCACTAATTTGAGCAGATGAAGAAATAATGTTACTTCCTGGCAGTGAATTAACATATAAATTTCTATATTTTTTAGAAAGTGTACCTAAGTCATGTGTATTATCAGCATCAGGTATAAGAGAACCACTAAGTTCTGCATTAATAGTAATATTATCATTTGCAATCTCATCACCTAATATAATATTACCTTTTATTGTTAAATCATTTGCAACATGAATATATGATGCAGATACAGTTCCACTTATACTTACAGTATTTACTGTATTTGAACCTGATTTTAAAAGAATATGAGAGTTTGAGCCATCTCCAACCACCAAAGTATTTAAACTTGAGTGATAGAAAAGCTCTGATTGTTGAAGTGAGGGAATGGATGTTCCTCTTCTTAGTTTTAATATAGCTGCCATCTAAATTTTATTTCCCATTTATTTTATATAAATATACCTTAATGTAGGTTTTGGGTTGCAACATAATACAACTCCACCTATATAAGTATAAAATCTCCAAAAACTATAAAAAAAATCCCCCAACTCAAAGAAGGGGGATTTTAAATTTATTTAGTATATTCTATTAGAATGTACCTCCATCAATTTCGTTACTTGCAACGAATGATGAACCATTCCATTGAATTACATCACCTGCTGTAGAAGGTGTAACTGATTCAAGAGATTTGTTTGAATCATAGTAAACAAATGAATTAGCAGTTGCTGAATTAACTCTTAATTCCGCAGTTCCACTAATAGTTACATTTGTTCCATCATCAGTAATCTTTGTATCAACTAATAATCCACTAGCATTTGCCTTAAGTACTGTATTAGAAGTAGGAGTTGCATTTAATAAAGCAATTTCCTTTTCACCTCCAAGTGCACCAGCCATCCAATGGTCTTCAGATGCATCCCATAGTAAAGAACCACTAACTGTTGTTGAACCAACAGCATCAGATACTAAGATACCTGCATCACCACTAGCTCCACCATAGTTAAGTTCTAAAACTCTATCACCGATATTAACAGTAGTTGAATCAATTGTTGTAGTTGTACCTTCAACAGTTAAATCACCAGTTACTCTTACGTTACCAGTAAGTGTTGGATTAGTTACGATACCAACTTGTATTTGGTTATTAGTTACTGCAGTTTCGATTTCGTTTGCAGTACCAACAACCGCTAAGGTATCTACACCAACGTTTACTACATCAGTACTTGAACCATCACCAACTGTTAATCCTAATGAACCAGATGTTAAACCTGAACCATCAAAATCAATTTTTGAGTGATTAATTGCTGCTGAAGCATTAATGTGAGTATTTGTAATACCTCCACTCTTAACACTTACTGTTCTAGCGGCAGAACCATTAAAGGTTGTTCCACTATTTAAAGCAATTGTTGAATCATCAACTGTTAAGTTATTTAAGTTACCACCAAGAGTTACACCTGATATAGTTTTGTTTGAACCTAAAGCCGAACCATCAATTTGACCCGAACCAGATACGATACCAGTTGCATCACTATTAATTTTAGAGAAAGCAATTGCCGCATTTGAAGCAATAGATGCATTTACTACTGCATTTGCAGCCAATTCATCAGCTCCAACCGCATCATCAGCTAACATCGAGTTAACTACTTTTTGAGCTCCGATTGCAGAAACACCACTTGAATTTACAGTTACATCACCTGTCATGTCAGTTAATTGACCTGAACCTGATACTACTGAATCTCCATTTGTGTTTAAGAAATTACCAGATAATTGTGCAGAAGATGAAAATACACCTTCAGCATTTAATTTAGTTTTTACACCACCAGTAAATGTTGAAGAAGCAGTTGCTAATTCAATATTATCTGCATTTGCAACAATACCATTGTTTGCAGATACTACATTTATTGTTCTAGTTGCCGCAATTGTACCACCACCAGTTAAACCAGTTCCAGCAGTTACACTTACTGAAGTATGGTCAATGTGGTCATTTGCATCGTAATCAGATAAACCACTTAAAGCGATTTGACCTGAAGCTGATACGATACCTTGTCCTTTAGCCAATAATATATCATATTCCGAACCAGATGCTCCAGCAATCCATTTATCATTTGTAGCATCCCATAGTAAAGAACCTGATACTTGATTTGGAGCAGTTACATCTCCAATCATTAAACCACCATTTGCAGCTCCTGTACCATTAAGTTCAATGATATTATCACCGATATTAACAGTTGTAGAAGATACACTTGTTGTAGTTCCTTGTACAGTAAAGTTACCTGTTACAGTTACATTACCACTAAGAGTTGGGTTAGTTACGATACCGATAGCAACTTGGTTATCAGTTACAGTTGTTTCAATTTCGTTTGCAGTACCTGCGAAAGTTAAAGTATCAACTCCAACTTGAGCAACATCAGTACCAGTTCCACCAGCAATTGATAAACCTAATGAACCAGATGTTAAACCTGAACCATCGAAATCAATTTTAGTATGGTCAAGTGCACCATTTGCAGTATTTGTATTTGAAACTACTACTTGAGATGAACCAGATACGATACCAGTTGCATCACTATTAATTTTTGAAAATGCAATTGCCGCATTTGAAGCAACAGATGCATTTACTACTGCATTTGAAGCTAATTCATCAGCTCCAACTGCATCATCAGCTAACATTGAGTTAACTACTTTTTGTGCTCCTATCGCAGAAACTCCTGAAGAGTTTACAGTTATATCACCTGTCATATCAGTTAACTGACCTGAACCAGATATTACACTATCTCCATTGATTTCTAAGAATGTTGAAGTTAATTGTGCAGATGAAGAAATTACTCCATCTCCATTGTTCTTCAAAAATCCTAAACCATCGATTTGAGCAGAAGATGAAACAATTCCTGTTCCATTTGTACTTGCCGTTGCTTTTACTTCAGTATTTCCACCTTTACCTAAAATGTAAAGTTTTTCTTCTGAAGTATTATAAAACGGAATACCATCAATTGAGTGTCCATAAGAACCCCCAGTTAAATTAGGTGTTGATGAACCTGATAATATCTTGTTTGATGGGGTTACGGTAGAACCATCGATTCCTACCATTAAGATTCCATCATTTACTGCAGATATTCCGGAAGAACCAGTAATAACGAGTAATTCACCCGCTCTTTTAGTTGCACCAGATACGGATTCAAGGCCACCACGTCTGTGTTTAATAATTTGTGCCATTTTAATTTTTTTCCTTTGTTTTGTTAATTAAATTTGTTTTGTTAACTATAACCTTTATTTTTTTTAAATCAACAGGACATATGCCGTATTGGTCAATTAAATTCTGATTCCTATGTAGGAATACGATTATAAATATGAAAAGTTAGAAGAAAAGTTTTAGATTCTGTTATATATTTCCACCATCGATAGTTGTCTTCTGAACACCACCTACAAAATGTGCCGAACCTGTATTTAAATTAATTCCTGAAGAGCTTAAATTAATTCCACTTCCAGCCACTAATTCAAGTACAACGTTACCACTCGATGCACCACCTGTAATACCTTGGTCTGATGTGAAAACTGCAGTGATATCACCACCTCCACCTCCTCCTCCACCACCGGAGCCAGTTAATGCAGATAAATCAATTGATTGAGATATTCTTGTAGAACCATCTATATTTTGACCAAATAATGTTAAAGTATGAGTTCCATCAAATGAGGCAGATACAAATGAACCACTATCAAAAGAAAATTGGGAAAATGATACTGTATCAGTAAAAGAGAATGGTGGATTTGCAAGAGATACATTTGCTGTATATAAAGAAGCACTATCAGATAAATAGATAATCTGTCCATCCGAAAAATAATTCGGTGAAGTAGCTTGAGCATCTGCTGAAGTATATATCTTAAAGGCACCTTTGATTCTTTCAACTTCTGCTAATATTATATTACCAGCTTTTGCCGAATCATTTAAACCTACTTGTCCTGGAAAAAACGGCATTAGTTATTCTCCTTTTTATTTGTTAAACTCATTATATAAATATACATTTTCATCATTATGCCCCTCCACTTCCACTTGATGGATTTAATCCTAGATTGAAGTTTGTTGAACTTGCAAGTTGACCAGTTGCACCTACTATAAACCATTTAGTAAATCCAAGATGTGATGTTCCTAATGTTATTTGATTAATTTCTGATGTTTCAACTGTACTTGTACCATCAACTGTTGTTCCATCTGTTCCTACTTCTAATACATATTCTCCTGCAGTTGAACCCCCAAAACCATTTGCTGTACTTGTTGGAAACCCAGTCATTGATGAACCACTTGGCATTAAAATTGCAAAGTGTTTCGATGAATTTCTAGTTATTACACCACTAGTACCCATGGCTCTTAATACATCGTGTACATTATCACCAGTACCTTCTGCTAATTTATTTGAAGTAATTGTACTTCCATATGAATATGTAAATGAACTATCTCCAAGTACATCTCCATTTATAACTTTATCTACAAATCCAATTCCACTATATGGTGTTGCTACCGGTGGAGTTGAACTATCTTCTGATTGAATACCCAAAGCAGTATTATATGTTGCATTGTCAAATCCTACATCATAAACATATATTTTACCATTATTTGCTGATGCATCAACTGTGATTGTTTCACCAGTTAATGTTACCGATTCATCATAATTATCAGTTACAGTAATATTGATTGTATAAGTTCCAGCCGCCAATGAAGCTTTTGGTTGTATTTCAAATGGAGATGATGTTCCACTAACATCAAATTGACTTCCATGTGTTCCACCAAGTGTAATTGTAAATGGTGAATTAGATTCTGTATCTGTTACTACCAACGCACCTGCATCAGAACCACTTGTTGCATTATCACTTTCATAATTTGATGAAGATGTAAATGATGCTACTGGTGATGAGTTACCAAATACTGTTGCAGTTACTACTCCACTTCCTATATTATCATATTGGTCTCTAAATGTGATTGTACTTTGGAATGTATCTGTACTTTGAGTAGCAGAACCACTTAAATTTACATTAAGAGTTAAATTACCACTATTATCTACTGCAATAGATGACATTGATGATGTATATGATTGTACAACAGGTGAACCATGTGATGGAGAATATGAAACACTTAGTTGAGCAGCATTTCCTTGATTAAATCCTGTTTGGTCTCTAAATACATCTCCACTTTCTGCAGATTCTATAATATAAATTGCAGTATCTCCACCAAGAGAACCAGTAGATGATTGTGCTATTGTAAATGTGTTACTTACAGTCGTTGTACTAAATCCATGAACATCTTGTATTGATGCAGTATAAGGATACGTTCCAGCTGGTACTGAAGTATTATTCACTAACAATTTCATACTTGGAGTTGAGATTGATGGAGTAAAATAAGTTGAATTAAATCCACTAAATGATAATCCACTATTTGGAATTGAATCACTTTCAGTATCACTAACTACTAAGTTAAGTATTTGTGCCGAACCAGTTGCTTGGTTTGTATTCAAGTTAGAAGTTGAAGTTGAACTTACAGTTGGTGCGTTGTTTTGAGCAATGTTGACTGTAATTGAATCACTACCATTATTTCCATATTGGTCATTCCAAGATATTGTAGATGTAATTGTTTCTCCATTTGTATTTCCACTACCACTAATATTTCCACCAGCTTTCAATTTACCATTTGATGAATCAATTGCAATTAATGCATTTGATGAAGCAAAGTTTGTAGCTGATTGTGAACCATAGTTTGGTGAGTAAGAAACACTTACTTCTCCTTGTGTTCCTGTTCTACCATTTGAATTAGTAAATATGAAATCATTATTAAGTGCTGATTCAATAATATAGAAAGTACCATTTTCACTCATTGAACCTAAATTAGCAGATGCAATAGTTACAGTTCTATCATATTCAGATACTTGATATCCATCTGAAACACTAACTTTATATGTATATGAACCTCCTGCTAAATCTTGTTTAGTTTTTAATTGTACCGAAGATGTGTTTGAATTTTGTGGTACAACATCAATCTTACTTGCATCAGTTCCACTTAGTGAAATACTATAAGGTACATCTGCTTCTGTATCAGTAATTGTGAAACTTTCTACTAAACTTCCACTAACCATTTGGTTTTCATTATAGATACTTGTATTTTGTGTAAATGAAGCAGATGGATGATTATTTGCAAATACATTAACTGTTACATTTCCACTTCCAGCATTACCATATTGGTCTTGGAATCCAATTGTAGATACAATAGTATCTCCACTACCAGTAGATGAACCACTAATATGAGATGCCAATGATAATTGTCCATTTGTATTAATTGCAATTGCTGAATTTGATGAAGTCCAAGATGAACCTTGTACTGCTTGTGAACCATAGTTTGGTGAGTACGATACTGTCATTTGTGATTGATTACCTGCACCAAATCCACTTGCATCTCTAATTGCTTCTCCACTTTTTCCTGATTCTATGATATAAGAAGTTGTATCTCCTCCAAGTGTACCATTATCAGCAGCTGCGATGGTAAGTGTTCTACCTGTATAATCTGATGATTCACTATAAGAATCAGTAACTCTTAGATTATAGTTTAAAGTACCAGCAGATAAATCTTCATTTGCTCGTATATAAAGAGAGGATGATGTTCCATTTGTATAATTGATATTAAGTTTGGATGCATCAGTACCGGATAGTGAAGCTGAGTAAGGAGTATCACCCTCTGTATCTGTTATTGTAACTAAAACTAAATTAGAATTAGTTACTGCTAAATTTGCATTTAGATTAGATGTTTGATTTGTAAATGAAGCACTTGGGAAATGATTAGGTAAAATTACTACACTTAAACTATCAGTAGTTGTTGTACCGAAAGTATTTGTAAATGTAATTGTTGAATCTAATGATTGTCCACTTTGTTTAGCCGAACCACTTACATGAAATCCTAATGATAAATTACCACTTGAATTTATTGAAATTTCTGAATTAGATGATGCCCAAGTACCACTTTGATTTGAATTATAATCTGCAGTAGTTGAACCATAGTTTGTTGTTTTTATAGTTGTACCATTTTCTTCAGATTCTTTGATATAAGGCCCTGCTGACCAGTTATCTGAAAGTGTTGCTGGTGTATCATCTATAATATTGATAGTTGCAACAGATGCAGATGAAATTTGTGCATTATAATTATCTCTTACTTGTACTCTATATTGATAAGAGTTTATTAAATCAGAATTTATTACAACACCAGTTTTTCTTGTTACATTACCACTCGAATCCATTTGGAAAGGATTTTCATGTGGGTCTGTTAATTGTGAAGTACCACCATATGAACCACTTGTTACTTCTGAACCATCTAATAATAATTTATGTAAATCAAATGTTACGAAAGATATACTATCTCCTTCACTATCAGTTGCCGATATAGAGCCAACTGATGCTCCATTTGATGAATTTTCGTTTATTGAACCTACAACTTGTGAATTTACAACTGGTACTAAGTTATCAGTTACATTTACTGTAATTGGTAAGATAGTTCTTGAATCAGAATCTTGTCCATTTACATAATGTTCATCCGAAGCAGTTATACTAAAGTTATAAGTTGTTCTTTGTTCATAATCTAATGAACTTGTATTTTGTCTAATATCAACATAAGTTGAATATTTTGTTACATCGAAATGATTACCATCAATCGATGAAGAAGTGATAGTGATTGAATCACTTTCTACATCAGTAAAGAAAACTCTTTTTACTAAAGTATCATTTGCAGAACTTTCATTTAAGTTTGCAGTTACCGAAGTAATAACATTTCCACTTACCGAATTTTCTCTAAATTTAGGAGCTTCGTTTGGAGTTACAATTATATAAATATCCTTTGTAACAGTTGTATTAAAAGTATCTGTTGCAGTTACTTCAACCTTATGTCCATGTGCACCACTAACCGAATCAGTATTGAAAGATGCAGAAGTTGGTAAAGAATTTAATGTCATTACACCATTTGATGCAACTCTTACTAAATCATCACTATATGCCGATGATGTTCCGAATGTTAATGATTGTCCTTCAGGGTCTGTTCCTGTTACTGTTACAATCGTTGAACCATTTGTAGTGTATTCTGAAATTGTTTGATTACCAGTTGTTATACTTGGTGCACTATTTGGATAAAATATTGCATTTAAGAAATCCGTTACTGAACCACTTGTACCAGGATTAAATGATGATGTAAAGAATGCTGGTAATTTATCTTGTGATATTACTCTATTTCCATCGAAATCAGTTGAACCTCCACTTGAACTAATAATATAGTTTCCACTACCAGAATTTATTGTAATATTTGTACCTGGTAATATTGAACCACTTAAAACAGTTGTTCCATCTAAAGTTCTAAGAACACTTCCACTAATTACTCCTGTTCCATCTAAAGTTCTAAGAACACTTCCACTAATTACTCCTGTTCCATCTAAAGTTCTTAATACAGAACCACTAATTACTCCACTACCATCTAAAGTTCTAAGTACACTTCCACTAACTACACCAGTTCCATCTAAAGTTCTTAATACAGAACCACTTACAATATTACTACCATCAGTAATTTGGGTTGAACCACTAACTAATCCACTTGGTACATTTGTTAGTTCAGTAAAATTACTCGTTCCACCACCACTACCAAATCCACTTGAAGCGGCTGATGCTGAAATATATGCATCTGTAATTATTGAAGTTATTTGTGCTGAACCACTAATTACTCCCGCAGGTAAACCTGCCGTTATATCGTTTGAAATTACCCAATATCCATCATAGTAAACATAAAGATTACCATCATTGGATTTCCACCATAAATCACCTTCTGAAGGCGAGCTTGGTGCCGAATCTGAAACAGTTACACTTGCTCCACCACCACTAGCCGAAGAAGATATTTCAAAATTATTTCCAACTTGATTTATTGTAATACTTGTTCCTGCTACCAATGAGCCACTAAATACACCTGTTCCATCAAGTGTTCTTAATACCGAACCACTTATAATTCCACTACCATCAGTAATTTGTGATGAACCACTAATTACACCACCTGGTAATAAAGTTGTAATAGAACCACTTAAAACATTATCTGTATTAAGTTTTGATTTTATTGTTGTATCGATAGATGATGTAAATGATTCTAATGCAGCATCTCTTTGTCTACTTGAAGTATAGTGATTTGCAAATGCAGTATCGTTTGTTGTATCAGTTGAGTTAACTAAATCTACAATTTCTACGAATTGGTCATAATCTGCATTAGCACCACTTAGTATATTATCTATTCTTGATTTCTCTGTGAGTATTCTTGAATCTACTGAAGAACTATATGAACCACTAACCAATCCACTAGGAAGTTGTGATACCAATGAACCACTTAAGATTCCTGTTCCATCAAATGTTCTAATGACAGAACCACTAACTACTCCCGTTCCATCCAAAGTTCTTAATACAGAACCACTTACAACACCAGTACCATCAAATGTTCTAATAACAGAACCACTAACTACACCATCACCACTTGCATTAATATATCGTGTATCAAACTCAGTAGTTAATTGTGCCGATGAAGAAATTGTTCCTGCTGGTACTGAACCTCCACTACCTGTTGGTATGGTTACAGTATTTCCATCTGATATTGTAAGTTGGTCTCCACTAATAGAAAGTGATTGAGTATCCGAACCTGTATTATCAGTTGCGTTTTCTAAAGTATCTAATCTTGTATCTACTGAAGATGAGAATGAAGTGAATGTTGAACCACTAATAATACCTTTAGGAAGTTGGTTAATAATTGAACCACTTAAAATTCCGCTTCCATCAGTTATTTGTACAGATGAAGAAACCAAACCACTTGGTTTACCACTTAATCCACTAAAAGTTATTTGAGATGAACCACTAACAGTTCCACTTGGTAAATAAGTTAGTATTGAACCACTTATAACACCACTACCATCCAAAGTTCTAAGAACACTTCCACTAACTACACCACTACCATCAAATGTTCTAATAACAGAACCACTTACAACACCAGTTCCATCCAAAGTTCTTAATACAGAACCACTTACTAATCCATTTGGAATATTTTGTAAGTTTGTGTTCCAATCAGCACCACTACCACTTGCAGAAATACCTACAATTCTTGAATCTACCGATGAACTAAATGATGTAAAAGTAGAACCACTAATTAAGCCGGTTGGAATACCACTTAATTCGTTCCATGATGAAGCTCCACTACCACCAGTTGAACTAATTGTAATTTGGTTTGAAGAAGATGCAATAGTAACATTTGAACCACCTTTAAAAATAGGAGTACCTGTAATGTTTGAGTAAGGTATGTTAGTTAATCCACTACCATTACCAATAAAAGAACCACTAAAAGAACCACTTACACCACTTGCAGCTGAAAGATTAACCGAACCTGCATTTACAGCGAAATCTCCTGTAATTACCGAAGCAGTAACTACACCTTGTATCTGTTTACTTTGAATTAATGTTGCCATTATCTACTCACTATCTTTCCTTTTACTGAAAAATCTGTATTCACTATACTTGGTGGGTCTAGTGTTATATTTTCAGTAAAATTAATTACTATATTTGTTCCATTATCAGTAACCGTATAAGTGTCAGCTGGTTTTTTTATTCCTTGTAAATATACATCCACATATTCTGATAATTTATCAACTTCAATATCTTGAAATACGAATTTCTTATTAGATAATGTAAGTGTAAACAAATTTCCACTTAAATTAATAGAATCTGGTACATGAGTAAATATTGTTGTATCATTTATCACTTCTTGTACTAAAGCCTTAAATCTATCTCTATCGTTAAAAGGAGTTATTATATTTGGTTTACTTTTACTCATACCGTATCTAAATCTCCTTCTAATTTTATATCATCACTTGGAATTACATTATAAGGGAAATTACTTTTGATAAACTTAACAAAAAATGTATTTCCACTATGTTCGGTAATGTAATCCTTTTCTAAAATATATTGACCGTTTATAAATATATCAAATCTAGCGTGTTCCTTACGAAATGGACGTAAAAATAATTTCAAATCCTTCATCTTTACATTATCAAGTTTCCATATATAATATGTTGGATGTGTTAAATCATGTGCAACCAACTTATACTCATCTGGTTCATGTACTTGTGCCAATATTTTTGCTAAATCCTTTATTGCCATTTTATTTCTCTATAAATTTACCAGTTACACCAAATTCATCTGTATTTTCCAAAATATAACCCAAATCAGTTTGAGTTGATTGTAAATCATCTGGATACGAACCACCAACCGAAAGTGAACCTGTTGAAAAATTAAACTCTATTTCACTATTACCATAAGAACCGGTATATGAATATTTATGATGTGGTATGAATACTCCATTTATATATACCCTAAACCAATCATTAGTATCAAATACACCATTTAATTCTGGTGGTAATTTTGGTAATTCTACATTTGATAATTTAAATGTATCAGCATCTACAAAAGTTGCTTGTTGCGAACCACGAATTGACATAAAATCAATTATATCTGAATATTCATTGTATAATCTCTTTTCTACTGTTGAGTTTGTTACACCACCTTGATTTAATCCTGTTAAATCAGTTTCAGTACCCCAAACTACTTTTTTAGGAGATATGGATTTCTTGTGTGTACTTTGATTATCAAATTGTTCAGGTAAAAGGTAAGCATTTACTACCATAGTAAAGTTTGTTCTAACAATTCGTTGAGAACCTTCACTTATTTCTGTTGTATTATCAAATGAATCTATTTTTGTTCTAAATTTGAATCCACCCTTATCTCCCCAATATTCATCTGTTGCATATTGGAAGGCTTCAACAATTTTATTCATATGTTCAGTAAAATCTGTCCAAATTATTACCTCATATGTTATACTAACATAATCAGGTATAATAATATCAAATAATTCAACTGGTTTTTGTGTTCCAGTCATTGCAGAGAACTTATCGTACTTATGTTTTTTAGAATATCGTGATATTGATGGATATGAAACGTGCCTATTCATTGTATTTGATAGAGTATCGTTTCTTTCGATTGAGTTTCTCTTAAACATTACCAAAGGAATTTGTAATACACCCTTTTTATCTCGTAAAAATCCATCTTTTTGTACAGATTTCCATCTTTCAGGATTTCCATACACAACTGGTATCTTTTGTTTCTCTTGGAATATCTCAACAGTAGGCAATACAGTATCAATCATATGTTCTGCGATTGCTAAATCAACATCATATAATTTTACACCCTTACCTTTTTCAATACTTTCTTTTTTGTATTGAAGAGCTCTATTTGGTTTTATATTTTTTAATGGGTCAATTGCCATTAGTGATATATCCTTTCATCTATTTGAATTTGACTTCTTCTTACCATAAATCCAACACCAATCAATGTATTACTAGAATCTTCGAAAGTATTTGTATTTTTATCGTAAATTTGTGGCTGACCTCCAATTAATTGATTTTCTCGTATGTTATCCATTTCATAATAGATACCATCAAACAATATTACATCACCAATCTCAGGAAAACCAACTGTTGTGTTTTGAATTGCTTCTGTTGGTATTAATGTACCATTTACATCTCTAATTTTAGGAACTGAGTGTGATGTTTCTCGTAATCTCTGAATATTAAACCTAAATTCAACTGCTTGTTGTTTATCTGCACCGAATCCTTCGTAAACTACATTCATTGGTTCTCTATCTACAATTGCCATAAGAGTAGAAGGTGCTCTCCATACTTTACCAAGAGATTCACCATATAAATTAGTTTTAGTTTCACCCACAGATACCTTGAACAAGGTTACTGCTTGTTCTACAACATAATCAACTACCTCTTCTGAGATAGTTTTTATGAAATCCAAATCTTTTGAGTTAAAAAACTTTGGCATAACGTTATCCTATATAAATTGCTAATGGAACTTTGTTAATGATTGTTTGTTGTTGGTCAACCATTGCAGCTTCATTTTCCATTCTTACTTTTTTACTTACTTCATTTAAATTTTCTCTTAGTTGTTCAATAAGAGTATCTTTTTCACTTTGTGCTTCCGCTCTTAATGATGCCCCATCTAAAGAAACCTCAGAACCTGGTATTGGAACAGTAGAATATTTTTCTCTAACTGCACCTAACATCTCTTTTGCTAAAGCAAGTGTATATTTTCTAATCCATTGTTTACCAACATCATTGATTTTAATGTATTGTGCAAAGTTGTATCCTATATTTGAGTAATCTGATACTACATTTGGAAGTACAATACTACTTGCATCTCTAACATCCTTTACTACTTGATATTCAAAGTGAAGTTTGTAGTTTGAGGTTGGTTTTGGTAAAATTGTTATTTTATTGTTTACTATATTGAATGAATGTGCAGATTTTCTCATTTGGTCATTGAATTCAATCTGTTGAATCCTTAACATATCCTCATAAATTGGCATCATTATAAATTGTGCCGCTGGTGAGAATGAACCAAATCCAAATTCATCAACTAAGTTAAGTGTTCCTTGTCCACTTACCGAATAAGGGTCAAAGAATCTGTTAATTGCTGGAGTTGTTTCGTAATATACCTTAGTAATATCTATTCTTTCATTACTTTCAGATACTTTACCCCATAAATCTTGTAAATCATATTGTTGTGAACCAGTATTTATATCAATTGAACCTCTTTTAATATCTGCTCTACCACCGACATTTGCAAGATTACCATATGATTCTGCTATTGATACTACATTACTTAATTCCGAACCATTTACTGATTGACCAGTAAAGTTAGAGCCGGTTGGTTTTCCTTCAAGAGAACCTAAATTATTTCTTATATTAAACTGATTTACCTGTGCAGAATATTCTGATACTGCTTCTTCAAAAACTGCGAAGAAATTATCACCTTCTAATTCAACATCTATTATAGGATATCCTAATCTTTTAGCACACCATGATGCAACTTTTGGTGCATCTGATACGAATGATGTATCAGCATCATAAATTCCAAATGGGGTAGAGGAACCTGATGTAAAGCTTGCAGTTCCAGTCCAAATTCTTGCTTGGGACATATTATTTCTCCTTACTTATTTCAATTATACTCTTATAAATATAAAATAATTAAAAAGGAAGGTATAATATAAAAAAAAGAGGGGAACTTTCGAACCCCTCTTAATTTAATACACTATGTATTATCTATTATAAAGCATTTAAATCTTTAACGTAGATTTTACCATAGAATTCAGGTCTAACCATTTTCTTAGCGTATCTTGTCATAACTCCTCTTCTTGGAGTGAAGTTAGTCGGGTCATACACTAGAGGTGTCATGATTAATGGTACATACGGTGCATAAACAGCTCCAGTTTCAAGGAAATTACTTCCTTTAAATCCTAACAAGATTTCGTTTGAAGTCATGTAAGGGTTTTTGTAAACTGTATATCTGTTTGCAATAGAACCAACAGTAGTTACACCAGCTGCGAAAGATGAAGCATCTTTATCAGCAGATACACTAAATCCTGGGATAGATTCTAAAATAGTACATACATCAGGAGAAGCAACTACGAAGTTAGCTCCACCTCTTAAAGTCAATTGGTGAATCTTGTTCGATACTTTGTTAAGTTTCGCACCAAGAGTCTGGAACCAAGAGTTCTTAGTATAAGCAGCAGCGTTTCCACCAGCTATCCATGAAGAACCATCGTACTCTTCACCTAAAGTTACTGACCAGTATTCAGTAGTTAAAGCATTAGCTTTTAACATATCAAGGATTTCAAGGTCAATCTCTAGTGAGATGTACTCTGATAACATTGAAGTTAATTCAGCTTCAGCATCGATACTGTGGTAAGCATTTAAATCTTGAGCCAATTCAGGAGTCCATACAGCCTTAAGTTTTCTTGTCTTAGCAACGATTGCTTCAGACTTCAACTCTAGGTCTACTTCTGGAATACCGATATCACTTGCAGGTTCTTGTGGAGAACTATCTTCGAAGTCTCCTCTGTTTGCAGCGATTGGTTGTTGTGAATATTTTACTGAATCTAAAGTTGTTGGGTTATTAGCACCATCAGCTTTTACGAAAAAGTAAAGGTTAGATGAATCAGCGTATGAGTGTGCAGAATACTGAGCAGCAATAACTGTATCAGCAACTACGAATGAACGTACACCATCAACATCAGGTCTAGTAAGTGTTGATTTAGCAACTCCTACTTTTGCAATTTGTCCAGCAGCGATAGAAGCTGAAAGACTTGAATCAAATCCAACATCAGACCATGATGCAGATGCGAATGATGCTACTGCAGCATTTGCTTCTGTTACGTCATTTACTGAATATCCGAATCTACCATCTCCGTAAAGACCGTTTACAGCAGAATCAGTTGAACCTAGGTCATTTCCTGTACCACCAAATAGTGATTTTCCACTAAATGCTGGGTTACCTGCTTGTGCAGTACCATACTTAAAGTCTAAGTAAAAAATTAGACCAGAAGGTAAGTTCATTGGTTGAACACTAACGAATTCTTTCGATGCGATTTCACCGAAGATTCTTCTTACTAGAGGAAGGGCTACACCACTCCACTCTTCGTTACCACCACCTGTACCGGTTGCAGTAGCTTCATCAAGCAATTGTTTTGCTTGGTTTTCTAACAATACAGATACCTGTGATTGTTCTCTCTCTCCTAAACCTTCAAGAAGTCCAGTTTGTTCCCATTTTCCTTTAAGTTCTCTTGTCTCAGCAAGCATTACTTGTTGTGGGTTCTTTCCTTCCATCAATTTAGATAAATCAAAATTTGCCATTTTTATTTTTCCTTTTTTTTTGGGTTAAAATTAGTTAATATTAGCAAGTTTCTTGAATCTATCAGCCATCGTATTAGTTGATTCAGCTATTACTTCTTTCGAAGGAGCAGTTGATGCAACTGGTTTAGATGCGAATGATTCAGTAATTTTCTTACTAACTTTTTGTTTTTTTGAAGTTCCATTAATCTTAAACGATTCAGCTAAAGTGCTAAATACAAGTTTAACTTCTCTTACATTACCTGTTCTGTCTAATGTCTCAACAACTTTCATTTTTTGGTCATTGTTTAAGTCATATGAACGGAATAATTTGTTTGTATAAAGTAATTTTGCATTAAGCAAGTTTACTTCATTGATTGTAGTTTTAAGTTCCTTGATTGTACTCATTGCTTCTTTTAATTCAGCTTGAGCTTCTTCAAGTTCATTAGTTTCTTCTACAACTTCTTCAGAAACTTCTTCATCTGATTCTTCTTCTTCTCCGTATCCCATTTCTTTTAGGATTTCGTCTAAGTCGATTTCTTCATCATCAGATTCTTCTGATACTTCTTCTTCTTCAGAGTGGTCTTCATCACCTTCTTCAGAAATTTCTTCTTCTTCAGATTCTTCACCTTCATTGTGGTGTTCATCTTCGTGAGATTCGATTTCATCAGATGCGATATCAGCAACTTCTTCCTCTTCTTCATCATCAAGTTCTTCTTCAAGTTCTTTAATGATAGCTTCAAGGTCAAGTTCATCTTCTTCTTCTTCTTCTGCTACTTCTTCTTTAGATTCTTCAGAGTGAGTTTCATCAACTTCCTCATCAGATTCTTCTTCTTCAGCAACAACTTCAGATTCTTCAGATACTTCTTCTTCAGATACTTTTTCTTCTTCAGCTTCTTCAGCAACAACTTCAGTTTCTTCAGATACTTCTTCTGTTTCTTCAGATACAGTTTCAGTTGATTCTTCAACTTCTTCTTTATCTTCTTCTTCAGTTACAGTTTCTTCGGATACGTCTTCTGTAGCTTCTTCAACTGTTTCAGTTTCTTCTACTACTTCGTTTTCTTCAATTTCTTCTGAATCTTCACCTTCTTCAATTTCTTGTTGAAGTTTCTGAGATAGAATAGATTGTAAACGAGGTGTAAAAGCTTCCTCAAGAGCTATCTTAGCATTTGCAATTGCAGTTTCTCTAACGGCTTTTGCATCAGCGATAGCTTCTTTTAACAAATTTGAGTTTGCCATAATAATATACCTTTCGATTATGTGTTTGTGAAAATATTAAGGGATTTTCAATGGAAAATTAATAAATCGGTTTTTCGGTCACCCTACATAAGAACTCGTGGGTATTCATAAACCTTTAAGTATGAACCTACATTCGGTAGGTTATTCAGTATATAAATATACAATCTATAACAAAAACGTTATTTTCTTGTATTTTTATTTTTATCTTCTTTTTTTTGATTCTTTGGTTTTTTCTTCTTTTTAGTGTAAAACCTTATTGAAGTATCACCATCATCTATCTTACCAAGTATGGTTTCCTTCTGTTGTTCTCTAATAGCTTGTTGTTTTTGTTTTCTACGAACTGTTGTGGGTTTTGTGTAGTATCGTCTTTCTCTCAGTTCTAAAAGATGTCCTGAATCAATTGTTCTTCTTTTTAATTTTTTTAATGCTCTGTTAATATCTCCTTTGATAACTTTAACAGAAACGATTGCATTTTTTTTACTCATTCTCCTTAATTTATGTGTAACGTTATTTTATATAAGTATATACGTTTGAAGTTTTAAGAACCTTTACCTGTTCCTGATTTTCTTCCTTTGGTATGTGTAGAAACATTGATAGGTTTCTTACCCTGTCCTGCAGATGATTTACCACCTCTATTAGATTTATTTTGTGCTGCTCTTTTTCTACGAGTTGCAGATTCTTTTTCTTTTTTACTCATAGTTTTGGCTTTAGCGGCAGGAACACATTTAGCAT